ATGATGGACCTGCAGAGATCTCAACATAAGTAGATCCTGACCATCTATAAGTTTTGTTAGAGTCTAGAGTCACATAGATCTTTCCTGCCTCACCAGTCACTGGAAGACTTGCGAGATCTGCATACTCTTCAACATCATCCACATAACTTGGCAAGTAAGTGGCATCAATCTTTGTAGATGCATTTAAAGGACATATCCCACTAGCATCCCCAATTAATGAACTTAAAGCATAATTTGCTAGCTCACCTGTGACAAAAGACTCTGTGGCAATATTTGAAGTTGAGTATTTTGGAAGAGCTTGAAACTCCCACTCATCTGAGGCATTAAGTTTAAATAGTGAAACATCTGATGTGTCTGCAAAGTTTCTTGCTCTAAAACTTTCATTGTTAGAAAACTGGACTTTTGATCCATCTACTGAGTTACCCTGTAAACCACGCTTAATAATTTGTGCCATAATTCCTACTTATAAATGATTGTTACCTCATCACCCACTAATAGAAGTGGTGAGAGTCTTGATTGAAAAAATAAGCTACTGCCTACAACTGTGAAGTCTTGAGTGTAAAATTGCCCTATGCCATTCCAAACTAACTGCACTTCTGTAGGGGCAGTGGGCTCAACTGGGATAGTTAAATAACCATTAACCAAATCTAAACTTGATAGTGTGGCATAGTAAGTTGAGTTAGATAATACACTTGGCACCACAATACTAGGGACTGTGGCAGACTCAAATCCATCTGAGATTGTGACTATTTTTAGGGCCATTTTAAAATTCCCTTGGTTGATACTCTATAAGGTTAAATGAAAATGGGTTTTCTGTATAGTTTTCAGGATCCCCATTGACTCTGCCTGTAGGTGTTACGTCCTTGCACCATCCCATAAATGAAGACTCTGAGAAGGTATAACCAGAAGACTCAAGCTTTATAGTATAACTTCCCCTTGGCACCAGGAAAGGTGTTACAGGTATTGCATAATATGCGTGGAAATAAGCCTCACTTAGACCACAGGCAGACTTGATGTCTAATGATGTGAATGAAAAAGATTTGATAAGTCCACTTGGACTGTAGATGTTGAATGAAAATGTCCCTAATGGACTATTATGACAGTATAAGTGAGGCCTGATTGTTGCTACATAAATGGATCTATCTACTGTGATAGGTTGATCTAGTGTTGTGATAAGCTCATCTACCACTATCCTACTCATGTGCCCTCTGTAAATGAAAGGCCCACACTCCAATAGTTTCCAGACTGCAGTGTAAATGTAGGATCATCATTGAGATAATAATATCCACTTATTTTGTTTTCATCATTGAGGACATAGCTTCCATTAAAATTAACCCAGACAGGTCTGGTAAATGAAGCATAGTCTACCACCTCAAAGATCTGATCCACTTCATCTTTTGTCATTGTGTTGATAGATCCAGAAAATTCCTTTTGAGTGTTGACCTCATCAATGAACTTTTGACCTAATCTATTTCTAGACACAGAGGCATTATTGTTTTGCTTGTAGTTTAACGGATAAGAAAAACAGATCTGATCTAGCTCTACTCTCTTCCCGATAAAGACCTTTGATACTTCCACTGGATTTGGAGTATTAACAAATGAGATCCTGGCAAATCGGTAGTTTTGAACAGATGCCCAGTCATAATTGATCCACCCATTAACTGGATCTATAGTTAAGACTTGTGACACAGGTGGTGAGATCCATGAGTCCACTGAGTTTAATTCTATGGTGGCAGATGTGAAACCGATAGGATCATAACCAGACTCTACAATACAGACAGAATCAATCTCTCTGATGTCACCAAAGTCAAAGACTATGTTGCATGATGTAGTGGTAGATTGGAAGACTTTTGATCTTCTATCATCCTTAAGGTTAGATGTAGGAAACTGAGCATTTTCAGAAGATGCTGTAAGTGTGGCCTGCTTAACAAGATTGTCTGCGTATAGTTTAACACTCATAAGTTACACCGCAAATCCCGATGATCTCTCATCCCTTACTGCTCTTGCGATCTCTCTTGAATTAATTGAGACCACTGTCTGCATTGAGGCAATTCTAGCCCCTAAATTATCTATTGCCTTGATAATAGCATCACTTGATCCACCACCATTTGCAATTGAAAATAACTCTTTTTGTTGATTTTTATTGAGTATCATTTCCCCTGAGTTTACTTGGACAGGGACTCGATCACCTGCAAATGAACTACCGCCAACAATACCGCCATTAGCAAACTTTGCTTTATTGATCTGAGCTACCTGGGCAAAACCAAGAGCTACTGCAGAGGCGGCAAAGACTTGTGGTAGTGGCCATGGTGCCTTAGTAGCTAGGGCATTTGAAGCCGCCTGCCATGTGTTCATCACTGCAAGTGTTGAGGCAAGTGCCTTTTGCTCATTTGAGTTTTGCTTGGTAAGCATGATCCCTGCGTTAAGAAAGTTAGATGCCACCTGGAATTTTAATTGTTGGATCTTTTGCTCTTCCTGAGCTTTAAACTGCTCAAGCTTAATGGACTGATCTGTCTCTAGTTTCTTTTGAGCTAGGGACTTTTGACCTGCTACCTTTTCAAGAGCTAGTCTCTGATTTGTTGAGTTAGTGATAAGTCTTGCCTTGGCTTCCTCAGCTTGAAACTGTAGATCAATCTTAGTCTGCTCAATAGATTGAAGCTCTAATAGATCCTGCTCTGTCATGCCTTGCTTGGCCGATCTTCTCAGGATGTCTGCCTCATTCTGTGCCAATGTGTTTTGATTCTCTAGATCCTGGATGTCCACATAAAATTGTGCCCTCTGAGCTAGGATCTGATCAGTGACTTTTTTGTCTTTTTCTGCACCATCACCACCCTTGTCTTTGCTAGGTTGGCCAAGCTCTGATGTTTTTTGTGCAGACATCTCTATTTGCTTGTCTAATGTCTTTAGCTCTTGAGTTATCTTTTGGACTTTTTCTTGAGCTAGTGGGGCATTATCAAAACTAAACAATGACTCAAAGAAACCTTTGTTTTTATCTGCTTGGACTACTGCCACATTTTTCTCAAGCTCTTCTGTAAGTTTGGCATACTTCTCAGATAGTCTTGTGATTTCACTTTCTGTGTCCACAAAGCCTTTTTCCTGTAGTTCACCTGCTATCCTTGAGTCTGTAAATCCTTGAGTCAATTCTTGGAATATTCCAGTTAAGATCCCTAGACCACTTTTTACTGAGCTTGAACTTGTCACAAGTCCACCCAACTCCTCTTGTAAATCTGAGACTGCATTTGATAGCTGAGTGATGGTACCTGTGTATGTAGTAGTCTGGGCTTGTGCCGCACCTGCAAACTTTTCATTCACAATGTCTATGGCATCCCCTGCCTTTAACTGAGACTCTCTGAGATTTCCGATTGCTCCTATGTACTGGCCAAGTCTTCCTGCGTTTCCTTGTAGAGTCTTTCCAAGTTTCTCTACATTCTCCTCAAGTGATCCACCAAATGTGGCAGATAGATTTGCCGCCGCTTTAACTAGATTTTTTGCTTGATCATTAGATGCACCAAAGGATTTTGCCAATGCTAACTGCGAAAGGATTAACTCATCCCCATAGATTGTTGTAGCTTGTATTTCTGAGGCAAATGCTGAGAAGTCACTTACTGCCTGCTCAGAAAACTCACCTGTTCTTTTTAAAGCTACCGATAGATTGTTGAGAGCATTTTCCTGCTCTTGAGCGGCATTGATGGATCCTACTGCAAAGTCTTTGACTGCATTTAGTGCAAACTTAAAGCCATCTGCCACCAATGAACCTACGGCAAAGTCTTTGGCCATGCCACCAAACACACTGGAAGATGCTTTTTTAATCTCATCAAAGAACTTATTGGCAGGCTTTGGACTAAAAGCTTTGTTAAGATCATCACCCATTTTGGCAACACTCTTTTCAAACTCTCTTATCCCTGCTTTAAGCTCTTTATCGTCAAAGCCAATGACTACTTCCGCTTTGTTGTCTGCCATTTTTTCTGTGCCTTTTTATTCATTTCTATTTGATGCTCAATGGTTAATCTTTCCACTATGCTCATAACGTCTATAAACTTGGCAGGTTGATCCATTAAGCTTCCCCTATATGGTAACAACCCTTTATCAAATTTACTATAGATTGAGATCAATTCTTGACTTGATGCAGACCAAAAGTTAGCAGGACATCTCTTGTAAAAGACTTTCTCATCCACTTGAAAGATCTCTTTATCTGACTGAATAGAACAGGCTTTTTTCTTGTCTCTAGTCTCTTGTGAGCTTCTCTTTTTGCATGTCCCACAATGAAACTCGTTATTATGGATCACATTAAATGTAGAGACTAGCTCAATGTAGTCATGATTTGAAACACTGGACATCTCATTTATTGACCAATAGACCGAGTCAAAGAGAGTTTCTATCCGTTTCCCAGGTCAATCTCTTTACCATTGATCTTGATTGAGACACCAGAGAGCTTGGATTTGTTTCCAGTAAGGAAGTTAAACACAGGCAAGAGGGCAGAGTTTTCACTGATCCTGATTTGAGACAATGCCTCTAAGACTTCAGATGTGCAGTCATCAGTTAGATTACCATTAGAATCAAATGATACTTTATAGTCTTGATCATCATAACCCTGGAAGCCTTCAATAGATTTCACCCCATACTTAATGGCAAGAAATGCCTGCTTTTTCACGTCTGAATATTCCACCCCACCATCTACCTTGATGCTCTCAAGGATCTCTAATTTATGCTCATACTTAAGTGGTGAAATAAAGATCTTATATGTGTCATAGGAAATTTCAAAACGATCTGATGTCTTAGCTATCTTCATGTGTGTCCCCTTGGTTTTTTTATCTATTAAAACAAAAACCCCCTGCACATGGCAAGGGGCAAACCAACTCTAATAGGGAAGACGGACCTATTAAATAAATGATAGGAAGACAGAGTCTCCACCATCTTTTCTGTATGCTTTAAAAGAGATCTGATCTGAGATGATTCCATCCACATCACCAAATGGGATAGATGTAACCTTAGCTTGTGGGATCCAAAATGCCACATACTCTTTGCCCTGACCTGCCACTGCAGTAGGATTGAAGGCATAGCCAAAGATAGAAACATCATCATTGTTATTGAAGGCATCAAAGCGATCAACATCATCATCCTCAGTGTAGGCAGTGATCTCGCCTGTGCAGGCAAATTGTGTGAACCTTGCACCGATCTTTCCTGAGTCTGAGCATGGACCATTAATTTCTGACTTAGTATTTTCTAAGCTCATTGATAGCTCAGAGTAAGAAACCTTAACACCATTGATCCATATACATGCGTTTAATAGAACAGGTGGCAAAGCATCATTTGAAAAGTCTGGTGCATAGGCAGGTGTGGCAACACTTCTCTCAAGTCCAAGACCTTCCACTGCAAATGACCATGAAGGTAGCTGAGCAGTAGACCAGTTTTCTAATGTAGCTGAAATAGACTTAAGTCCTGCAATAGCTTCCTCAATCTCTCCACCTGCGTAATGAGTAGCCGAGTAGCTTGGACCACCCTCTGAGTGATAGTAAGTAGTGTGCTTTTCTAGCTCCACGTTATCTGAAGGGGCACCATTATCAAGTGCAAATGCTAGTGTGATGTTGGCAGATCCAGGTGTGATGTCGATGGCAGAGATTGGCCTTAACTCATAAGAGTTTGCCTCTTTAACCAGGACTGAGTCACCTTTATTGAAGAAAGAAATATCACCATCATTGATCTGTAGGACTGTGGCAGTGTTGCCTGTTTTAGTAGTGATAACAGAAGCTAGTTGTCTTTTTCCACCTAGTAGTGACTTAAATAGTAGATCACCTCTTGGTGCAGATCCTGCAGTATTAGAAGCTTTATATTCTACAGGGATTGTCCCAGAGATTTGTTTCATACCAACTCTAGATGCCTCTACTTCAATAGTGGCACTTAGATTATTTCTTTCAATTTCATCTCTGTTATATGTGAACTCCAAACCATCCTCAAGGACCTCAAGAGCATCACTTGCAGATGCAGGGGCAACATAGACTCCCTCTGTAACTTCCTCTTTTAGAAAAACGCTTGATCTTCCTTTAACTAAACCTATGGCCATTTTCTTCCCCTTATGTAGTTTCTTTCCGATATTTGACTGAAAAGCTAGCAGTTAATGAAACTGTATTGTTATCATTATCAATCTCAGGACTTGAGATGTCCACCACCTGGACCACTAAAACCTTAGCTAGTCCGAGTCTTCTTTGGAATAGCTCTTTGTAAACTGTCTCGATGTCTGAGTGAATTTCTAAAACTTTATCTTGTAGATTAATGTCACTGTCATTTTTTGGACTATATGTGTCACTGAGAGTCACATCAAATGTCTGATCCAATGTCACAGTAAGTGTGGATCCTGAAACATTAGAGGCAGACTGTGGAGTGATAGCATAGACTTTCTTTGATTGTTTTCTATTGTTTAAAGATAGGTCATAAACAAAGGAAGCTTTTTTATATGTTGGCAGTAGTGCCTGGATGTTAATCTCAATGGCATCTACAATCTCTTGCACTATCATTGTCGTATGATCCTCACTGATTTAATGGCATTTTTCTCTGAGGCATCCTCTAGTCCATCATCATTATCATCTATTGAAAGATAAAAAAGATTGATCTTGTCTGAGTATTTTTTACCAAAGTCCTGTGCTTTTTGATACCACTTGTCATCTATTCCATCACTTAACCAGGTAAAGATCTTGTGGAGAGTTAGAAACTTAGATGCCTCTCTCACTTCCTCAAAGTCCAATAAATCAAACTGATCTATCTTCTTAGGTGATAGACCATTGATTAGTTTACCTTGATTTCTGAAATAACTGATGATGTCTTTTCTAGATGCCTGATGGAAACCAACAAAGCTAGTTTGTCCATCTGGTGTGTGGTCCATGATGTTTGGATATTCTTCCTTGAGATCATTATCATCTGAGAAATTAAGATTGATCCCTTTGATGGTTAGGTCCTGATCATCCCCTGTTAATATTAACTTATACCAGTAAAGCTCTAGTCCATGCAGTGTTGATTTCTTTTGATTAGTTTGATTGTTAGACCACTTGATAAAACCTGATCTAGATAGATTCTCTGTGTAGTCTTTGACCTCAAGATTTACATAAGATCCGTTGAAGTATTGCACAGTCAAATCTGACAAGTGAGCATTTAATGTCATCTCGATAAACAGACTATTGATTGGTTTATAGTAGCCAACATCAATGGACTCTCCACTTAGGATCTCAAACACTTCCTGATCAGTAGTGTAGCTTTCCATTTGCATTGAGTAGTCTGTAGAGTCTTTAAATATTTTAAGCATGTGCCCTCTTAGTTTAATGCCTCGACCACAACATTCAATTCTGTGGCCAATAGGTTTAATGCACTTGATGTGTTAGCTATATACATTTCAATGAAATCATTTGTGGTCATTTCCACAATAGCTTGAGAGAAAAAGTTTTCGTTTCTATTTGTAGCCGATGTTGTAGCCTGAGACTCTGACTCAGTGATTGTCACACCATTTTTTGCAATCCTAACCAGGATTGTTGCTTGTTGGGTGGTAACTGAGTTAGCAGACAAAGATGCAGTCACCTTGAATGATCTAGCAAGTCCACCAGTATAAGTGAGTCTGTTATTTGTATGACTAAACTTTTGATTGATTGGACTGGCCGTTGTAGTACCTAAAACTTTCTCAAAGATGTTTTGTGTGGCAATAGTGTTTTGAGTAGTGTTATTTGTATAGTACATTTGACCAATAGCCGATGAGTTCACAATCCCTTTACAGTTTGAGAAAAATGCTTTGTTGTCTGTGTATGTCACACCACCTGTGTAAGTTGAGCCCGATCCACTAAAATTGACCGTGTCTAAGATGTAGCTTTCTACTGGGACAGAGCAAAGTGGATCTACATAGATTGCCGTAGCTCCACCAAATGCCACAAAGCTTGAGTAGATGCAACGGATCCGTCTAGTCACTGTGAGTGTTGATGGGAAGTTTAAAGTGGTAGCACCTGCCACCCCTGAAAAGAGGCAGTTTACAAAACCGATTGTCCCGATGGTCCCAGTGAAATCCATGCCTGATGAATTAAGCAAGGCACAGTCACTCATGATGAAGTTTGAATAGTTAGCTATAGTGCCCACACCAGACCCACCACCACTTGCGTTACAGTCTTTAAAATTCAACCCGAACCAATCCAAAGCAGTGGTTGATGATGATGATCCGTTAAGATTTAAAGCAGTCCCATGTGTGATGGTAAAGTTTCTCATAGGTAGAGAATAGATTGATGTGATCAATGCTGTGCTAGCATTTAATCCTGTAGATAGCAGGAAGCAGTTTTCTGATGATCCACCTATGATGGTAGTGTTTTGTCCTGCCACTATTCGATCACCTGTTAAGTCAATTGTCTTAGTGATGAAGTAAGTTACATTATCACCAAGTGTGATCACACCACTTACTGGTGCAGGAAAGTCATTCTTATTGTTTACAAATTTAAACTCTGGATCTGGTAGCTTTAAATTAATTTCATCTATCTGAGATTGAAGATCTGACTCAACTGCATTTAACTCTGCATCTGTGGTCATCTCTGGATCAATAAACTTACTCTTAATATCAATCGGCATACTACCTCTACATTAAGAGAGGGGATTACTCCCCTCCCATTGAACTACTTAAGCGTTCTTTTGATACTTAACATAAACTGTGTCACCATTTCCGATCTGAGATTGTCCTGGTGAGACAAGATCATTAAGGAAAGTCATTGTAGTGCCTGAGACTGTAAAGTCATCAGAAGCACCTTCATGGATAGCAAGTCTATCAACATGAGCAGTCATTGAGTTAGCAAATGGTGCAAAGCTTAGAGTCACTGAAGTCTGACCATTAGAGATAGAGAATTTCTCTTTCACCCATGTTCTTGCTTCTAAAGCATCTACTCTACCATCTAGCAAGTTATCGGCTGCTATACGTGCATTTTCTTCATTCTGAATGTCTTGAGCTAGGGAAGCATCACCACTTGCACGTGCTGACTCCTCTGCATCAATCTCTGATTGAAGAGAATCAAGTTTAGCCTCTACGTTAGAACCTACTCCATAACTTACTAAGCTAGCTGAGTAGTCACCATAAGTGGCAACCACTGCACCAGTACGGCCAAAAACAGAATCAACATCAGATCCAGACTCAATCTCGATCCAGATAGATCCATCATAGATGTATGTCTTAGGAAGACCATTCCCTGAGTCTGTGACTTTTGCAACGTCACCCTCTTCAACTGTGAGAGCATCGCGAGAGGCAATGTTAGCGACAACATAAACATCAGTGATTGCAATAGCAGGAAGCTGTGAGCTTGGGATCTTAGAGTCTGCACCGAGTGTGGCCACTCCATTTGCCGCACCTTTTTGAGAAAGTGGGATAAAGGTAGCGTCTACATAAGTCTCAAGAGCATCCACCTCTGCTTGGATTGCACTGTCACCTGCTTGTCTGTCTAGAATTTCTTGATCTAAAACATCAGAGACTACAGTCAATTGATCATCTAAAAGATTGTCTGCCTCTGCCAAGCTTGTAGCCGCACCGATGAATGTTGCAGAAACATTTGGAGAGTAAGATCCATCAATACCTAAACCTGCACCTGCTTGTGTAGCATCTAGCTCTGATTGAATAGCTGTAAGAGATGATCCAGAAATGGCATCAATCTGTGATTGCAAGCTAGAGTCTGCGGCAATCCTAGCAGTTTCCTCTGCCAACACTTCCTGATCAGTGTAGGAATTTGCTGATGATAGTGTAGATGCATCACCTGCTATTCTAGCAGTTTCCTCAGCTAGGACCTCAGCATCTGTGTATGAGTTAGCAGATGACAATGTGTTTGCATCACCTGATTGCCTGTCTGCAATTTCACCCGCAAAAGGACCTGCAATAAATGCATCAATCTCTGTGTCTGTGTATGACTCAGCATAGGCCTGGGCAGATGCTAATGTAGCGGCATCACCACTTGCACGATCTACAATTTCTTGATCAAGGTTAGCTTTAAGAGCTACCTCTTGACCTTTAACTAGGACTTCATCAGAAGCACCAAGTTTGACTAACTCTACCTCTGTACCAGTAGAGTCTTTGATCTTAACTGATTGGCCATTCTCAAGTAGGATCTTTGATCCATCTACCTGATTGTTGCCAATAAACTTTTTTTGTAACTGTTGTGCCATATAAACCCCTCCGTAGGTTAATAATGAATGACAATAGTGTCACCCACATCAATAAATCCATCAAGTCCTAACCCGTTCCAATTGACTACATTGAGATTGACTTCAAAATCAATCCCGTTCAATTGTGGTATTCCACCCATTGGTGTTAGTGTTACACTCTCAGGATATAATGGGGCATGCGATAATTCAAATGCCTTATTGTCTACATGTGTTTGTGTTATAGTTATCTTGTCAACATTTGATCCTGTGCCTTGCCCTA